TTTAATTCTTTTACCATAGATACTCTGAGCTTTTGAACAGCATCTACAGCATCAGATTACCCTTTTGACTTCACTTCTCTTTGGGCAGCCTCTTGTAATGCATGCCATTTTATACATTCTATAATAACTTTAACAATGCTATAAAGGCCTCCAAAAAATATTAAACACCTACCTAGTATCGCTAAAATGTACATCGCATAAACTGTGACCCCGAGACTCCCCGCCGTATTGACCATTTGTAATATAACTTCTAATTGCTTATCTATTCCCATAATAACCTCCTGCGGTTTAAATTTCATAAAAAGTGAGTAGGCACCGCGCGACTGGTGCGACTTCAATCTAAAGTACGCCTTACCCCGTGATTAGCAGGTTCTTGCAAGACAGTGTGTTCCAGTGGTAGCGCCTCTATGGTCATTTACATACCCTCGATGATTCGCCACAGCTTCCACACCTCTACTCATAAAGGTATATAGCAATCTATGTGCCAAGATGTACTACATTGTAGAGGATATAGACTACTATTTAGTGTATAACTTGTTGACATTGTTTATTAGTTAGTCAGCGTGTAACATAATAATACTGTGTAAGGGAGTAGTGGTATACTAGAATGTAACATAATATATTAGATGTAATTTATTAGAATGACTAGGGAAAAAATAAAGCTTGACAGGGTTATTTTCTATATATACTCTTAGAAGAGTCCCTTCCAAACTTCGAGAGTCAGGACTTGAGAGAGTAATCTTTTGTAAAGCCCTTCTCGGGCTGTATGCCCTTCAGGGCTCAAACGCCATAGGGATCTTAAGAGAGTATACAGCACAACACCTCTTAGAGTATAGCCGATAGCAGGTCCCAAGACCTAGCGTTAGGCGCTAAACTATGGTACGCTTATCCTATGGTATCATTCATAATACATGACGTTAAACCCTGCTCCATAAATGCAGGTTATTATAAGACCAAGAAGGTTCTAACCCTGGAAGGAAGACGTTATCGAAAGCGCTTACTCGTAACCATGAATCAAAACAGGCAAATAAAGCAGCAATTACAGGCATTTAGGGACACTTTTGACCCTGAAATACATGGTATAAAGCTGACCTATTTCTTCATGATACCACCCAAGAAGATGTATCTCAAAGGTAAGGGAGCTATCAGCATGGCTTCAGGAGATACCGATAACTATTTTAAGCTTACAACCGACTTCCTATTTAACCCTAAATACATGGGACACGCCTTCGATAAGTCCGACTATCACGGCAGAATAGAGAACTTCGGGGTAGACGACCGATTCATAGTCGAGGCCCGTGGGTTTAAGATGCCTAACGACCAGGATTATTACTCTGTAGGCGTAAAGGCCACAATAGTCAACAAATCACCAGTCAAACAACCTATGTTTAAAGAACAGTCCAAATATGTGGCCAAATAGTAGCCACTGTCAATAATGTAACCACTCATAACCAACACGGTGCCAGTAGAGCAGGCATAACCCTTGCTAGTACTAGGGAGTACCTAGGAGGTCGGTTATGAAACTAGCAACTATATTTCTTATTGCAATATCAATTACTGGATGTCAAAAGAAGGTCAGAGTACCGAGCTCAGACGCATCACTAATAGAATACGCTAAGGTCATAGTAAACGAAGCACCTGTCCAAATGAGACTAGACTATGCGGTGTATTTTGTAGATGACCTAGAAGAAAATGTTATAGGTACATGTAGAATAATTGATGGCATACCATTAGAGGTCATTATTAAACGCTCATGGTGGGCATCTGCCTCAGAGTTAGAGCGCTATGCCCTTATGGCACACGAAATGACCCACTGTAGCCTAGGATTGGCGCATGTAATTGACTCCGTCGACTCTAGTGACAAGCTAATGTCTAAGAACATATCTGGATCTATCAAATGTCTGTCTAAATATGATATCGGTCCTTGTATCAGGCAATCAATCGACTTATATTATACAGGTAAGATCACGGCTATTGGGGCCGATCAATCAAAACACAGTAAAGGATGTAACCGTGGGAATTAAAGATAAATTTAATACAGAACTAATAGATTTAGTAGGATCAGTTCACATATATAAAGCAATAGTCAACAAAATAGATATTGAGGGCGAGAGTCTTTTACTTTATACGGACTATGGATGGATTCTATTTATAGAAGACGATAATGATGGTTATAGATCGAGTTGTTCAGCTCCTATATTTATCCAAGGCTATGACGATGTTATTAAGCGATTATTTAATATAGATGCCCATAATGAGCCTTATATTAGAAGACAATGCTCTTTTGAACATACTTCAGGAGGTAGTTATGACGGCGATGACGCTGATATACTTATATTAAGGGACGATTTAACAGGACAGGAGCTTTGTAGGGTTGGTACAGATAACATTAGCGACTATTATCCTTCAATGGTACTTAACTGGACTCCAAATAATTTAGAAAAACATGAAAAAACAGCTAAAGTTTTAGCCAAGCTTACCGATGAAGAGCAATTCAGAGGAGAATAACATGGAATTAGAGTTTGAATTAGATAACGTAGAACATAACAATAATGAATACAGTGCCATTCTAGTGGTAGATGCGGTCTTTGTTGAGGATTATTTAACAGGAGAAGCGTGGGGAGCAGCTTTCACTCATCCTAATCACACTTACGAAGTGAACAGCGCGACCTTATTCATTTATGGTAATGACGGAGAAGAGATAGCAGAATTAAACGACATCTGTCCAGAAGATTATGTGGACGGTGAAAGAATATACGAAGCAGTAAGCGAGTAGGAGATAATGGGGCATTATGAATAATAGTTACAATTTAGGCTACACTATATATAAAGAAGGTTTTAATAAAATGTTAAACAGGAGCGAAGCAATGGATAAAGAACAAGAGAAACAGGTTATGGTATTAACTCAGGCGATTAATCATTTACGTAAAGAGGTTAAGAGCGAAGATGATAAGGAGACAATGACTATCATCAAAGAAATGGTAGACCTTAGAGAGTACATACTTAAGCAAGGGCGAGACTAGTCTCAACCCAAGGAGAAGTAATGAAGTTACTAGCGGTTGAACAATATTATCTATCTAATCCACTCAACATACAAAGAGTACTAGAAGACACAGAGCTATCCTTAGACGAGCTAGAGAGTATGCTAGGCCGATTCAACGCCAATTCTCATAGACACGGACAACTAAGAGGTAAAGTAGTTGTACACGAGGATATGTATGGTGATACTGTTTATCAAGTAAGACACCATTTTACAGGTAAACTATACTGGAGTAGTAATGACTGATAGTAAGGCAAAACAATATTGCATCGAACACGACAAACAGTTTAAAATCTATTTAAAGACAAAAGGTTGGAGTAGTTGGGAGATAGAATATAGGTATATGGCATACAATCCACACATAGAAACATTTTATAAGGAGAATAAGCATGACTAAAGAAGAACAATTACAGATAGCGTTAGGAACATTCAAGCAATTATGTGAGATACATTTAACACTATCATGTGTGACTTCACTAGAGAGTAATAAGCAGACGATTGATAGAGTATATGCAGAGATATTACGACTAATTGAAGAATGTTAGAGAGTTGGGGGCCCCCACAAAAGAATAGTGGCACGTGTCTTGCTTGTTGTGTGTCCCCACCTGCATAAGGACAGGACATTAAGCCCCTACCCCCTCTAAATAGCCCCTCAGCCTTTGACTGGGGCCCTTTTTGTATGCCAGGTCCTCTTGTATTGCCAGTACTCTAAACACCTCTTGTAGCCCCTCCTATGGCCTGATAAGGGTTGATTACCGAGTGACAACGAAGGTAAGGGACCCATAAGAAACTCTTATATATTGCAAGAACCATACCAATATGATATAGTATATTTTCACCTAGCCATTGACAGGCAATGTCAGAAGGATTCTATGAGCAAGAAGAAGTCTAAATTTGACACACCAATTGACGAAATTGACATTCGGGGACTTAAGTATAAGATTTGCTTATACCCTAAAAGTATCTTTAATGCTCGCTATCCGAACACTTTAGCCCAGGTAGAAGAAGAACCCTTCATTATGCGATTTTGTCAAGAAAATCTACAACTTAGCGTTATTAAGCATGAGCTTTTTCACTGCTTTATGGCCTCTTGTTTTTTGTCCACTCAGTCGGAGATTTCCCCTGGAGACACTGAAGAGGTGGCTTGTGATGTGTTTGCCTACTTGTCAGATGAAATCATAGAAAAAGCCCTATTTATAGAGAACCTACTAAAAACTGAAGAATCAAGGAGAAATAATGAGCATAGCTAAACAGATTGCTAAAAATAAGAGAATGTCTGCAGATGAGTACCAGGCTATTGTAATGCAACTCTTAAAGAGCATTTATGGTATGGACATGGTACTAAGAGACATGGCAAAAGGCGAGGTTACTCCAGAAGAGCTAGAGAAGGTACACGCTTCTGTGGGCATTTTATTGGATAATTTCGGAGTAGAGGTCAAGGAGGCCCCAATTGAAGACGCCAATAGTTGATAGGATAAAATGTGAAATTACAGGCTCACCTGACCATGTGCTGACACAGCGTGCAGGAGGGGGAATAGCCGCAGGAACGATACCTAAAGGCCCTTATAAGGTTATAGCCAAGGGTAAGTTTGTAAAAGTCTTTGTAAGCCATATAATAAGGAAAGAAAATGAGCAAGACTAAATTAGAGCTTAAACAGCATAAGAGGTCAATGACCGACGAACAGTTACACCGTGCTAAAGAGCTGTATATGGGTTTTGAATCCGTATCAGAAATAGCCCGTATTCTGGAAGTTAACCGTACTACTGTACAATATTACGTCCGTAAATCGTGGAAAGAGGAAAGGGACTTACTATCTAGTGAGTTTATTTCTAGTATCACTTCCTCGCGTGCCGCGGACTTGGCATCTATACAAGGTTCTGCAATCAAGACCCTTAAAAGATGTTTAATGAATATAGCAAATAGAGCAGAGGCCCCTTCTACAAGAGAAGCTATGGACGCTGCTAAGATTTTAGAGTCAATGGATAAACTAGCAAAAGCGAGCCCAGACGAATATACCTCCTATGGAAGTGTATCAGAAACGGATATGGTCGATTTAGAGATAGTGGACCCGTTTGCAGCGATTAACCAGGACGAGGAGGAAGAAAATGCTGGGTAAGATAGTAAAAAAGGCGTGTAAAAGCGTAGTAAAGTGCGCTTTTGTAGCGGTAATGTGTGTGGGCTCATTAGAGTTTGTTATAGGTCCAGCTTATTCATACGGAATTAGTGAATCTAAGTCAGGTATTCAGAAATATGCCCCTTATACGCAGCCTTTAAGGGACCAATTAGGAGCTAACTACTGTTCTTCTAGCGTTATTTCCTACAAAGGACGTACTTTTACTGTAACTAATAACCATTGTTGCGATTATGGCCTTACTTTGTTCGGTCATGATGAGATTAGGGTAGGAGACGTTATTGAGAAGATCATTCATCAATCGGCTAAACACGATGTTTGTGTACTTACTTCTTATAGACGTAAATCTCCTATAAGATTAGCTAATAGGGAATTTAAGAAACTAGAAAAAGTATTAGTAATGGGCTACCCTCGTGGAGGATTCCTTACACCTCGCTGGGGGCACTATATAGCGCAGGATATAGAGATATGTATTCCAGGACCTATGGGAATGGACTGTAAATTATCAAATTTTGTTTTGGCTATAACCTACGGGGGTAACTCTGGTTCTCCTGTATTTAATATGCGAGGCGAGCTTGTTAATTTAATCTATGCTGGGAATATGTACATACATACTTTTGGAGTTACTGTACCATTCAGACACGTTAAGGATGCTATAAGTAAAGCTTATGACAAAACTAACTAAAGCGGCATTTAAACAGATTGTATCAGAACTTAATGCACCTCGCGCAGAGGGGCTTAAGGTCGGTCTTAAGTCTGCACTACATCAAGGACAAGTAAATGCCTTGAAGCCCCTTTTTAACGAAGATAAAGGTACATTATTGATCGCTTGTGGACGTAAGTTCGGTAAGACGGAAATGGCTGTATATCTTTTATGGAGACAGGCACTTTTAAAGCCAGGTTCGGCTTGCTACTACGTAGCTCCTACCAGAGAACAGGCTAAGAAGCTATTATGGGACGTACGTCGTTTACATAATTACATGGATGACAAGTATATAGACGGTAAACCTAATAACCGTGATCTAATGATACGACTAAAGAATGGCTCTTTCATACAGCTTATGGGTTCAGAGAACTACGAGGGCGCTAACGGACTATCACCTCATCTAATTATATACGATGAATTTAAAGCCTTTAATCCTAACTTTCATAGAACAATGGGACCTAACAGAGTAACCCACGGTGCTAAACTAGTGGTAATTGGTACAATGGCTGACCCTAGTGCAGTAAATAAGAAAGAATACAATGCTCTAATGAAGTTCTGTAAAGAAGATGATTCAGCTGCGGTTCATATTGCTACAACTTTTGACAATCCTATTAACAAGCTACCACATAAAAAACGGGCTATAGAAGAAGAAATAGCCTTACTACGTGCGCGTGGGGACGAGGATGTAATACAACGTGAATTTTTCTCTAGAATCATACCAGGGGGCTCTAAGAGCATATTCCCTATGTTTTCTAGACAGAAGCACGTTAAGCCTCACGACGAGATAATGGCTGAGATACACAGGGACATGAACGACCTAGAATGGTACTGCACAATAGACCCTGGGAATACAACTTGCTACGCAGGTCTACTAGGAGCAGTAAATCCATATACTAAGAAGGTATATATCTTAGACGAGCTATACATAACGAATCAGGCGAAGACCTCTACCTCTCAAATATTCCCAGAATTAATTAGGAAGTCTAAAGAGCTATGGCCTCATGGCTACTTATCCGAAGACTGGGTAAATACTTATGACGAGGCTGCGGTATGGGCTGCTACTGAAATACTAGACCAGTTCGGTGTATCGTTTATGCCCACTAATAAGAACCTAAATAAAAAGGATGTAGGAATAAGTCTGATTAAAGATGTATTATTACACGGGCTTATTGTTTTTTCTGATAGGTGTGAAAACACTATCTCAGAGGTAGAGTCTTATGCTAAGGATGATAAAGACCGTATTCCTAAAGTAGACGACCATACAATAGACTGCTTAAGGTACAAGCTACACGCGGATAATTACACTATAATGGCTGCAATGCAGGCACAGGTAGTAGATAAGACTCCTGAAATGGAAAGGAACCGTTTTAGGCATCCTTCACATGATTCCAGTATAGCTTCTGAGTTTTTTAATGACTTTGATAACTCTTTTGATTGGGACTAAACTCTCTTAAGACCCCTAGTGCGTTTAGGCCCTGACGGGCATCAAGCCCATAAGGGACTTTTTATTAGTCCTAACTCTCAGAGTTTGGAAAGGACTCTTCTTAGAGTATAGGGTCTTTTTCTAGCTGTCAAATTAATAATTCTTATAGGTTGTCATAACTGTCACTTATATGCCTTTTTTGTCTAGTTTACTTGCATTATTCGTGCCAGTATTATATAGTAACTATGAGGTGACTATGTATTTAATTATATCTGTGCTAGCAATCGTTAGTATATTATCAATATCCGCGTCCATTTATACACTATCAAAACTATTTAACGTACTTGTTGAGGTTGAATCCTTCAAGAAAAGTACCCATAGTGTACAGTTTGTAGGCGCATCAAAAGAAGACATTAATGTGTCTGAGAAATTTGAAACAGCTCAAATAGATAAATTTGAAAAAGAATATCGCGAGGAAGCTCAGTTGAATTATCCTGAACTTGCCACTCTCGACGGCGACTTAGAACTAAAAGGACTATAATATATGAATGAGTATGGAACTAAAAATAAGACAGAATCATTCTTTAAGGTTTTAAATAAGGACGAAAAAGGTAAATTAGCCTGGTTAACAAACGTCTATAAAAACCTTTTAGATGAGAGCCAATATCGTACAGAAGTACAACGCAGATTCCTACGCGCGTACATGGGAGTAGACTCTACAGACACTGTAGTAAGAAGAGACCCTATGGACCCGTCTCATAAGCGTAAGAAGATTCGTAAGTTCCGTATTCCACATATTAATGACCTAATAGAGACCCGTACAAGCCAAATGACACGTTTAAAGCCAGAAGTAGAAGTTCTACCTGCAAACGACGAATTTAGCGATAGAGGGGCTGCTAAGATAGCTAAGGCCATGCTTAAACATATATTTACTCAACAAGATTTAGATAGTAAGATGATTGAGTTACATAGACATTGTGGAATAATGGGAGAAGCCTTTTTATTCCTTACCTATGATAAAACTATTGGCGATTTAGACCCTGATTACGTTAAAGCCAGAGAGATGGGAATAAAAGAAGTAGGGGGCAAGAAATTGCGCCCCATTAGACAGGGGGATCTTAAGTTTGAACTAGAATACCCTTGGAGGGTCTTGCTTCAGATTACTTCTAAGTTTGAAGACTGCGAATATTACTTTAGGTATCATCTTGTACCTACAGATGAGCTACACGAAGACTACCCTAAGCTTAAAAAAGCGGACGCTAATAGAGAATCTAGCCCTGTAACAGTGTTTGACACTAACAGCCTAGAGCCACGTATGGTAGAAAATCATACTGTAGTATGGGAATTTTACCACAAGCGTACAAAGTATGTCCCGGACGGTTTTCATTGTAAATTTACCGACGACATGATACTAGAAGAGAACGACTATCCCTTTTCTATGGATGAGTTCAACTTTGAAAGAATTACAGACCTCGATCTCCCAGGAGATAACAGAGGAGTATCTAAGCTTGAGTTTGCACTCCCTATGCAGAGACTATACGACGACCTTACTACTCTTGTAGGTAAGAACATCTATATGACTGCTCACGCTAAGATGTTAGTCCCTAAAGGATCAGTTAAAATTGACTCTTTAGGTAACGAAAATACCATTGTACAATACTCTGGACCAATAGCCCCAAGTTTGATGCAAGTCAACCCCAACCCTGCGGAAGTATACAGCTTTCGAGAGAATATCAAAAATGAAATGCAGACCCTAATGGGCTCGCATGGTATCTCGCGTGGGGACATTCCACAAGGTATTACGGCTGCCTCTGCACTCACGTTCTTAAACGAACTTGAATCAGAGCGACAGTCCTCACTAATTTCTAAACACGCTAACTTTATTAAGGGTGTGGCAAGGAAGGCTATTTCTATAGCTTCTGATAACTACTCTGCAGACGAGCCAAGAATGGTTAGAATTGTAGGTAGAAACAACGCCCCCTTACTAAAACACTTTGATGCGGCAGTATTTGCTAGACCTTACGACATTAGGTTCGAGTCAAGCTCGGGATTCCCAGAAACTAAGGCAGCACAAACACAACGTAGTATGGAAGTTATGCAATATAACCCACAGCTTCTTAGTGCGGAAGAATGGCAGTACGTACTCAATATTGGCGGACACGAAAAGTTAGTATCTATTGCTACAAGTGCCATCGCTAGTGCAGAGTCTGAAGTAGAAGACATCTTAGCTAGAGAAGAAATCGCACCGCCTGAATTTTTTGAAGATCACGTAGCTAAGCTTAAAGTATTCTATGCCGCATTACAGTCTAGATCATTTAAAGAAGAAGCTGACAATGATATTTATGAGAATTTCATACAGCACGTATCTTTACAAGAGCAGATGGCATTAGACAAGGCCGTTACTAATCCTTTATTTAGTGCACAGCTAGCTAACCTTAAATTATTCCCTATTACCCCTAGTTTACAGCAACAAGCTGCATCCATAGTAAGATCAATGGCTCAAAGAGAAGCTACTGTAAATGGACAGGCTAATAGAGGAGAAGAAGTAACTGAAACTATACCTGGACAAGATCAAGATGGAGGTCAGTAATGTCAGAAGAAAATAATAGCTCTGTAGAAGCAGTAGAAAGCGTAGAATCTAGCCAGGTATCTCCTGAAAGCACCGGGGAGTCTGTAGCTGATCTTAAGACATACGCCGCAAGTGCATTTGACGAAGATCCTAATGAATTTGACTCTAATGCAGAAAATCCCGAAGACGACGACAATTGGGCCAAAGAAGCCCTGAGTAACCTGGAAAAAGAGGAAGAGGAGCAGAATGAAGAAGAAGACACATCTAAAGATGATAGTGAACAATCGGATGATCCTACTCCCGAAGAAAAAAACGAAGAAGCCAAGCCTGAAGATAGTAACGACAGCGAAAAAGAAAAAGAAAAGCCTGAAGAAAGCACTGAAGAGCCTTCTACTAGCATTTCAGTCAAGGTTGACGGAGAAGTTCTTGACCTTACCCTTGAACAGATCAGGGATGAACACCCCGAAGTACTAGAAAGCCTAAAAAGCGGTATATCGGGAGCTAAAGCCTCTGCTAAACGCTTCTCAGAGCTAGACGCCGAGAAAAAGGAGTTTTATTCTCAAAAGGAAGAAATCGAAGGCTACGTATCGAAATTCGAAAAATCAACAAAAGATGGAAATATCCTAGGGGGGTTGACATACTTCGCAGAGTTTGCTAACATACCCCCATACCTCTTGAAGGAGCAGTTAATCGCTTCCCTTAAGCCAGAAATTGATAAGAGGGCTCAGATGAGTCAAGATCAGATCAATAATATGCGCCTAAGGGACGAAAACGAGTACCTGACAGAGAAAAACGAGTCCGACCAATCTAAATGGCAGGAGGAGCAAGCCCGACAAGCTGCAGAAGCAGCCCAAATGGAACTCCAAAACCAAATTAACTCTATTCGGGAAACTCACGAAATTAACGACAGCGAATGGGACGCAGCGTACGAAGCTTTAGATAAAGAACTTCCCCCTGAAATGGATCAAATACCGTTAAAGGCAATTGAAGAAAAGATTTTATCCCAAAGAGCAGAATTAGCTACTGAACAAAGACTTCAGACATTGGTTAACCCAGTATCTGACCAAGTAAATGATACGTTTGTAAATGAATTACGGTCACTAATACAAAGTCACCCTCAATTGACTGACCAGGATTTACAGACAGTTATCAAAGACAGTCTAGCGCAAGTTGAAAAGAAAGAGTTAGAAAAACAGTTAAAAAAGAAACAGTTATCTAAACCAAAGAAATTGGTTAAGAATGACTTAACACACTCAGCGGAGGAATTAAGAGCCCTCGTAGACTGGGACTAAAATTTAGAATGGAGAAATTATAATGGGAAGAGAAACCTGGACATATAATCAGAGTACTGAAGTAAACTTAATGAAAGAAACTTTTGGTGCTCTTCAAGACAAACAATTTAACAAAAATAACCCTATCCTCGGTAGAGCTAAGAAAAAAGACGACTTTGACGGTGAGTTTCACTCGTTTCCAGTTGAGCAGTCTATCGGTGGCGGTGTATCTGCAGGTTCTTTAGGTAGAAGCTCTAGAAACAAAAACCTTAAAGCACAACTTAGAAGAAAGAAGCTTTACGGTACAGTAGCAATCGACAGAGAAACTATGAAAGTCGCTAGAGGCGGAGCATCTGCTTTCGTTGAAATGACTTCTTATGCTGTTAAGAAATTGACTGAGTCTTTTTCTAGAAACATCGAAAGACAGCTTACTTTGAACGATCTTGCGGGAACTGGTCTGTTAGCTACAGTTGACGGAACGCCTACAGGAGCAGGTACAGAAGGTAGTCCTTATGTATTACCTCTAGAGGCTGCTACAGTAATGGAGCAGTTTGAAGAAGGTGATGTAATTCACTTGAATACAGACGCTACTGATGCTACAGCGTGTGAAGTAGTTAAAGTTATTGACAACGGCGTCACAAAAGCAATTGAAATCATAGGTACTCCTGCAGTAGCTCCTGCGGACACTGACGAAGTTTATATGCAGTTTTCAAGAGGCGAAGAGCTTCCAGGACTTAGCGGCGTACTTAAAGCTACTACAGGTACTTATAAGAACATCGAAATTGGCCGCAGATGGCAAGCAACTCAAGAAGACGCTGGAGGTGTTGCAATTAGCACAGCCTTAATCAACAAGGTTATCTCTGCACTAGAGAAGTCATGCGGCGAAAGTCCATCTTTTCTTTTAGCTTCTTATGAGCAGTACACAGCTCTTTTAGACCTTCACGAAGATCAAAAGCGTTACAACATGCCTGCAAAAGGTATGAACAGCTCTAAAGTAAATATCTCTTACAGTGGTATCGAAGTAATGGTTGGTTCAGGTGCAATTCCAGTTCTTAGATCAAGATTCGTCCCTGCTTCTGAAATCTATATCCTTAACGACAACAAAATGCACTTAAAATGCGCTCCAGGTGGATTCGAGTGGTTTGACGAAGATGGTACAGTTTTCTTAAGAGACGCTGTAGAAGATAAGTATAACGCTAGATACGGTGGATACGCGGATTTCTACGCTAACCCGCATTTTCAAGCTATTATCTCTGGTTTATCTGTAGCATAATTAACGACATCCCCTCACGTTTCGACTAGAGGGTTAAGGGGCGGTCTCTTAGTGGACCGCCTTCTTTTTTTGTGATACAATAAGAAAGGACAATATGTTTAATAAAAAAGTATACAAAGAAAAGTGCAATTTAGTAGAGCTCATTGGAGACAAAAAAAAGACTATATTAGTGCGCAACTTAGATATAAAACAAGCTATGTCTAAGCTTACTGAGATATTAAAGAAACATCCAGGAAAAAAAATAATTTTAGAAAAATTCTACGTAGGTAAATAATGGGACAGATAAAAGGACAAACATCTTCTAACACCATACAAACTAAAGACGTAACCGTTACAGAACAGGGTACTAATGTAGGGTTAGACGTAAACATAGTTTCGGGAGGCTCTGTAGATTCAGGGGGAGCTACTGCAGTAAAGCAGGATGCACAAACTTTAGAATTACAGTCAATTAATCAAAAATTACAGGCACCTTTAATATCAGAAGACTGGGATGACTTTGAGGTAACATCTAAAAATGCCGCCGGGTGCCCTACCCAGGTGGTATATAGGTTAGGGGCAGCTGTTGTGGCTACCCTTGATATAACTTATGATGTAGATGGAGATTTACAAAGATTACAGAGGTCTTAATGCCTACTACTAAGAAATTAATATTTAACCCAGCCACTGCAGAGATTGAGTTACAGTCTGTAGCAGAGACTATAGGGATAGAAGGCAGAGTAACTACCTTTGCAACACTCCCCACAGCATCCACTAATGCTGGGGCAGTTTACCTAGTTGAACAGGATACGGGGTCTATATTACTATTTAATAAACGTGAGGCAGGATTATACAGATCAAATGGCACGGCGTGGATTGAATTTAATGATGTAGCGGCCGAAAACATAGAAATTAATAATAGTACACTAGGAGCACCCCAGGCAAATGTACAATCTGCACTAGATTTCCTAGCGACCGCAACTGGTGCAGGGCTTTCGTGGAATGACTATGCCACTAGATGGGACGTTGCCCCTACACTAAATAAAGCAATAACAGGAGGAAATGTGTTTAATTATACATTGGGAGGTACTACCAGATATAGGTTTGTACCTTCCCCATATACATCTACACAAGATATTTTTTACTCTAATTTTAATGATTCTACAGATGTATTATCGGGCGCAATAATTGGAAGGGATTCCTAATGGCAGCACCGAGTTTAATATCAGGATATTCACTTAAAGATAGTATTACAGGACTTACTCCGATAGCCCCTCTTATTAATTCTGCAAGTATTGTTAATACCTTGCGATCAAGGTATGGAGGCATCCAGGCAGCTCGGTCAGCCACTAGTGCGGCCGCAGGGGATAGATACGGGGCTAGGGTAGTTTTGACAGCCCCTGTAGATCTTGATGTACATAAATACCTAGTAATGCAACACGGCAACGAGTTTGCAAACGAGTATAGACAGGTTTCGGACGTTTACTTTTTGTTCGAGGATGGCTCAGGTAACTGGATAGAGTTTTTAGTTAAAGAGAGTAGCAGCAATGCAGTAGGCCTTAATGTAAGAAATGCCTCTTTGCTACAATCCTACAACAGACAAAATATAGGAGCCGGGTCGCAGCTCAATTATAGTCGAATGCTTAACCACAAATCACTTACACCTACCTCCTTTAGTGGAACTATAGATTGGACAGACATCGTTGCGGTGGAGTGGCACTATGTAAAACAAGGTACTGCAAATAATCTAGGTTCTGCAGGAATAATAGGGTACTTGTGCGGAGCAGATCAAAATATACTTATCAATGGAGATTTTAGTGACAAGGGTACGTTCCAAGACTTTTCAAATTTAGTATACACAGTTGATTCAAATCATTTTTATGAGTGGTATTCTCCCTCTACTGAATTTGCAGCTGTTGGTGGTAATGTTTATGTTCCTTGGCTGGATTGGGGCATAGGAGATGGTTCTACACCCACAGAGTTCCAAGATAGTAATGCTGCTATATCTTTTTTTGGGGACCATGATGGTACTGATTTTGAGTGTTGGGGCCCTCAGTTATCTGGAACGATAAGACAGGTTACTATAAACCAAAGCCCTTCGGATATAGTCGAAATGACAGATGTAGCAATCAGGTCTAGGTTGAAAGATTTTGCCTTTTCCTTAATAGGAAACACATCCGGTACAGCCAACTTTACCAGACTAATATTAGATACTTTTGAATCTGCTACATTAGGGCATGGTACATATAATAGTCCGACTTTAGCAAATTATTCAAACAGCGTTAATGTAACGACAGACACTATAATCACCTCTGGAGTTATCCGAGGGGGTGATGCCACGTCTTTAGGGCTTAAGGCTGTAGGAGCTGCGGGTGACTATACGGGTATAGATGTGACCCTATCTGATAACTTACAATACGATTTAACACTTGGTTCTGGTGGGGCCGGCAGTTATGACTTTTCAAATATAAACGTCCCTTCAGGTTATACTTTAAAAATAAGAAACGACAGCGCAACAAATGCTGTAACTGTTCTGCTTCCTTCAGGACTTACAACGTCTTCATCTACTGAAGGAGGGACAATTACTATACAGTCTGCACCTACGACGTATACCCTAGCGTTTCCAAACATCATAGATGGGTCTAGATTTCAAATTTATAATATCACCCAAGACACAGAACTTTCTAATGCGCTTGTAAGCGGGGGTTCTGGGATTAGTGAAATCTTTATCGCAGATACAGATTTTATGGCAGGGGACGTAGGTAGGTATAGGATAGCCTTTCAAGACGGTTTAAACTGTAAAAAGGGTATAGAGGGTACGTTTACTTTTCAAGGAACTACTACAACAAACTCAATACCCATAACCCAAGTAGATGATACCGTATATACTTCTGCTGGAGTAGATGGATCTTTAGTTTCTGAATTTTCTTGGGACTCTGGAAATGTGCAGGTAGATATAAACGATTCAGACAATACCACAACTATCCAAAGACTAGGAGCATGGTTTTGCCATTTTTCTACAACTGTGGTAGGAATAGAGGAAGCATTTGGTGCCATTACTTGGCCTGGTGTAAACTCTATACAAATGAACACTTCCGTAGTTGACATTCTTTTAGATAATATAAAACTATCTCCACTATTAGTTACCGGAGGACGTATTTTTAGGGATGATGAAACCTCTATAATCGCTCCCTTATCTAATTCAATACAAATAGATTATAGCCCAGTGTATACTATAGGAGGACTAACCCAACAAACTGTACGGGATGCTATGTTATTAGCCCCAACTCCGGGGGAAGTGGTAGAATCGGGATCAATAGATGATAGACAAAATACAATTAATGAGGGTGTACAGGACGCAAGTCTTCTAATACCTCACGATGAAGATTTATAGGGGACAATATGTCAATAAGAGGACTAAGGGGTAGAATATCTACCGACAATAACGAAGTTAAAGATGTAACTGTATCAGAAGATTCCGGTAAAGTAGCATTAGATGTAAACATAGTCTCTGGAGGCGGAGGAGGAGGAGGAGGCCCGGCCGACTCTACCGCAGCTAATCAGACGCTACAAATTACGGAAGCACAAAGCACAAACACTAAGTTAGACAGCCTTATAGCCGGACAATCTACATCTGATACTACAGAGGCTAAACAAGATGCACTTATTGCAAAACTTGAGGAAGTACGTGTTTTATTAGATAATTTAAGAGACGAGCCGAAGCATGATACTAAAACTATAACTTATGTAGCCTCAGGAAATGGCGTAGGGGAAGTAGAAACAATTGTTTATTCCCTAGCTGCCTCTACAGTATTAACAAGAACATTCTTTTATAATGGGGATAATAAAGTAACTAGCGTGGTAGATTCGTAATGGCAGGGTTAAAAGTAAACCCACTAACGGGTAAATTAGATGTAGTAAACTCCGAGCAGGATATTATAGATGCAGTATCTGGGGAGAATTACCAAAATGAAGCACAAGTGGACGTAAAGGTAGCAGACCTAATTGATAGTGCTCCCAACGCACTGAATACGCTAAATGAATTAGCAGACGCATTAGGGGACGACCCTAATTTCGCTACCACGGTAACTAACCAAATATCCACTAAGGCAGATGCTTCTTCAGTATCTAATGTGGATAACACCTCCGATGCAGATAAGCCTATTAGCACGGCTACACAAACTGCTTTAAATCTAAAGGCAGACCAATCGGCTATATCGAATATAGATAACACAGCTGACCTAGATAAGCCTGTTTCAAACGCAACACAGTCCGAACTAGATTTAAAAGCTGATATTACGTCTATATCTAATGTAAACAATACGTCGGATGTAAATAAGCCTGTGTCAATTATACAACAGGCAGCCTTAGATTTAAAAGAGGATATAAGTCCTAAGACAGTCGCGGTAGTAAATCCAGACGCTGATGTAGATGTTTTAGGATGGACTACCAGTGGGTCGGTTACCTTATCCCGAAATACTACAAATCCTTTATCTGGCGCAGGGGATTTTAGACTAACTACTGGATCTTTATTAGACGCAGCTGTGGCAGATGTTCCAGATGACATAATTTTATCTACACCTTATATATACCAGGTAGTCACTTTAGACGGTGCTTCCCAAGAATCCCAAAAACTAAATGTGTCGTTCGACCTAAATGTATTACAGGTCCACTCGACATATGACAGCGTAATAGGTGTTGAAGTATACGATGTTACTGCAGCTACTTCCATTGATGTTAAAACTATTAACCAGCCAGCATTAGGGGTGAGCAATGTTTCCCTTGATTTTGACCTATCCTCTAGTGTCAATACATCCTTTGAGATTAGGATTAGGGTAGGGAGCTACAAGTTATCTGAACAATCAGCCGTGTCCTCTGACTTTATATCCTCTATTGACAATATAAAGGCATCCGCCTGCCCTTTAATACAGTTAGGTAATGCAGGTAAAATTAAGACGCAGACAAAATTTCTTGCGGCCAACGAAACAGGAAATGCTACCGTTTTTAGTTTTAGTAATTTGGTAATAGGCAAAAAGTATAAGATAGTGCTTACAGCTTTTTTAAGGGTTCAGGCAGGCGAAGGATCTGCAATAATCTCCCACGACGGGTCTACAATAGCACAATTTTATTGTGACACAAACTCTCCCTCTTCCTACGTTAGTAATAGTTCAAGCATTGAAGCGTTATTTACAGCGACGACCACTACAGCGACTATTGAGACAATAAACTTACAGGATTCTGCAAGCGACGTTCTTATAGGTAATGGGGGCTTAAGTGGAACCCATGCTACAATATATGAGTATCCTGATAACATGTTTGAAGAGGTGGACGGGTTTTAATATGGAAGAATTAAAAGAAATTGGAAAAGACATTAAAACTATATCTGAAAAAGTACAGTCTATAGAGATAGAAACAAAAATCAATTCTAAGTCACTTACAGAACACATGAGACGTACCGCTGCAAATGAAAAAAGAATTGAAAAAGTCGAAGATCGTATGTTTAAGGGAACTTTACTACAGGGTGGTGCAGTAGCAGCGCTTATTGCAATTTCAGAATTATTAAGGAGATTATTATAATGAATTACAGTAACTTAGATTTATCAAGCTTAAAATTAAAAGACCCAGGATTTTCAGAATTAGACGTGTCTAGTTTAGGGGAAAAGATTAAACAGTCACCTCAGGCTAAAATGAAGGCCGCTTTTCAAGGAGTAGATGCTGCAGTTCAAGCCATGGGCGCAGGTGATACAGAGGCCGGAGGTGCTGCTTCAGGAGCTGCCACTGGAATGGCCATAGGAGGACCTTGGGGAGCTGCCATAGGCGGAGTAATTGGAGGTATTTCCGGAGGTCTTTCTGCTAGGTCTAAAAGAAAGGCAGAAAACGCTAAGATAGAAGCTAATAAAATTAGTAATATAGGTCAAATACAACAACAACAAGGTATTGCCCAGTCCAATATCTTACAGGGTTTAGCAAACAATTTAGCAAACACGTTGGTATAATATGAGAAATATAAAATACTTAATAGAAGAAGTACGGGAAGCTACAGAGAACCAGGATGTCTCTGAGTTTATCGGCATTAAAGATAGAGAGATACTTAGGTATTTTAACGACGCCCAAGAGCGTTTACAATCTGAAATAGTTAAAACAAGCCCTAAAGTATTTACTAAGGAAGTAGTTTTAGATGTAACAGGTGAGAGATTCTATAGCCTTCCTTATGACATTTTTATGGGTAACAAGATAACGGATGTTAAGTTTCGTTATACCCCTAGTGATGAATGGGAACGCTTAGAGCCAGACTTTGTAGCAAACCTTGATGATATCGACTACTATGACATAAGGCCGGAAACATATATAAGATTGTCGGGTAAGATTTCCCTTAGACCTAGACCAAGCAGGGGACAAGTACGCATTACTTATGTTTGTTTTGTACCAAAACTAGACTTACAGAGAGCTTTAATAGATGCCGCCACTGTTTCAAATGGACAGATTACCGCACTTAGCTTAGACATTAATGGAGCTGATTTTGATGAGCTTGAAAGAGACAGTCATTTTTCTTTAGTTAATAGACACGGGGAAATTGTGCAAGATCAAATAAAGTTTGATGACATAGACGTAAACACCGGAGACGTTACACTTACTAGCTTTATTAACACAGATAAAACCGACACAGAGCTAGTAGGCTCTAGGGTAGTAATCGGCAAGAAGGCCTCTACGCACTCTCAAATGGACGAAATTGTAGAAAGGTATCTAATGGGCTATGTCCAAATGAAGATGCTTCAAAGAGACGGTTCTGCAGAGTTTGCGATACAGCAACAAATTGTTTTAGAAATGGAAAGAGAAATTGTAGAGAGTTATGGCGTAATATCAGATGATATATTACATATACCCGATATTAATAGGAATTTTGATGAGTTTTAATTTAAAAAAGAATTTTAGAATATTAGGGGGTACTTCTGTAGTAACTCCTGAGCTACTTAGGGATGATACTAGCCTTACAGATACGCTTAATGCGGATATGTACGATAACTTTGGTCTCTCTAAGAGACGCGGAGAAGACTTACTAGTAGTAGACGAAGGTCGTACTATAGCTGCCCTAACTACGTCTGAAGGAGAACGGCTTTTAATACAAAGCGGTACTTCTAATGCTATACTAAAAATATTAACGGACGAAGTCACTGTGAACTATACGGGCGCGGCTGAGCTTAAGGTAGAAATAGAAATGGACTACCAAGATAGCTTCAATAGTAAGTATATCGTAGCTTATGAGGACAACGTGGAGGTACTCAGAGTATCTCTAGGAAACCCTGAAAACGGAAACGTAGATTGGGGAGATGTCACTGCTAGCTTTTTTACAGTAAATATAAACCTAACTGTCCCAGTAGCTAGACAAGGGGACCAGGCGAGTTCTACCCCAGTTTTTTCACAGATTATAACTACTGAAAATAATACCATACCTATACAGTACACGGAAGAAGTGACAGGCCCTTCTATTTCTGTGATTAGTCCAAAACCCTTTGATTTTCTTGAAAGAGACGGGGTTATATACTTTACATCCGGTAATGCCCTATGGAAGTATGACGGTACAGAATATTACCAGGCAAGCCTACCTAAACCCATCCCAGGAACAGGTTTTGCCTCCGGCTCTGGGGGACCTGCTTCTAGCACGCCTGCAGATGGAACATATAGGTATAGGGTTCTATATAACTACACAGACGCACGCGGAAATGTTATATACTCTGCACCTAGTGATGAGCTTGAAATAACCACTAATGGGACAAACACGCCTTTTATCACACCTAGCAGTGTTCCCCTTGTAAACTACGCTTCTAGCGTAACGGCTACTATATTAAGGACTAAAGAAGTAGGTTCAGGCGGAGGGTCTATATACTATGTGGTGGCAGACAGTATACCTTTAAATGTACAGTGGAACGATAATGTTGCAGACAGTACATTAACCGAGGACTTTGTATTACCACCCCTTAGCTTGGACGCTCCTACAAATGGTAAATACATAGACATTTGGAGAAACGCTATTGTAATGACTGGTTTTGAAAATGACCCTGACAAGGTGCTTTATGAAGACGTCCAGTTTACTGAAGGCTTTACGGAGCTAAATGGTTTTCTTACACAATCTAGACAGGGTGGAGAGAATAGCGGCATTAAATCACAAGATAATGCGTTATATGTTTTTAAAGAAGACTCGGTTACAGTAGTAACGGGGGACCTAAATACAGGCCAGTTCCAAGTAGATAAAATATCAGACGAAGGCATAGGAGCAGTATCTAACAACTCTATTATAGAATCTTTAGGACGTATATGGTTTATGTCTAAAGAAGGCATTTACTCAATAGGGCTGCAGGGATTACAAGAAGAGTCTGGAGACCTTGCCCCTATATTTGAAAAGGAATTTACCACTAATGTTCTTAGAGACACTTTCGGCTTTAATAATACACTAGATGACAGGTTACTTTTCTGCATACCTACACTAGACAATTCTGGAGCAAAAGCCTCAGAAACTATAACATATTGTTACAATATTAAACTAAAAAAGTGGTTTATATGGGATACAGTAGACTTTTCTAGAGGAATATCTATAGATGATAAAGAAATATGGGGTGCGGGGTCCACAGACCTGCCCGGCTCTTTATTTAACACTTATTATAAGAATTACCCCCGTACCTTTACTAGGGTAGATTTTGCAGATTACGGTGCGCCTATAAATTATGAGTCTGCCTCTAACTGGGAAACTCTAGGGGAACCTTCTGTGCCTAAAAAATTCGTAAGAATGAAAATATACAGTATAGATAACCATAGGCAAAAGTTCGAGACCCCTGACTTTAAACTAGATATAGAGACCGAGCACGATTATGAATACGGTATTACCGTGTCTAAGAACAGCCTAAGGTTTTATGAGCTTAATGGGCCTGGCACAGAGCGTACCCCTGTTATTTCTAGACGTACTAGACTAAGGCCTAAAAAGGCCAGATCACTTAGATATTTACTCAAAAACAGTGAGTTAAATAAAAACATCCTTGTTTCAGGGGTAGAATTCGAGATAGCTACGGAGCACTCTGGGTATATGAGGTCCGAATAATGAAGTTTTCGTTCCTACAGACCAATACTTTAGATGCTATAAAAAGGCTGCTCGACAGCGGGCTTAGAAAGCTTACTTTTAGGGATAATTTCTTTGCTAGTGTACGAGAAGTGACTATTTCAGCAAATACCGAGATACAGGTAACTCACGACTTGAATATCGTGCCAAAATACTATATACTGGGATCACAAGACCTTTCTGGTTCCATAGTCAGAGGTGAGCAAACTTGGACAGTAAACTCAATTTCAGTTAAAAATGATAGCAATAATAATATAAATACTACACTAATAATAATGGGGTAACGGATGTTTAATGACTCAAGTGCAATAGCACAAAAAGTGGCAGAACAAAAGGCACTAGAAGAGGCCAAATTAAAAATGCAACAAGAAGCCAATGATAAAAGGATAGCTAATGCAGGTGCAGACGCTAGAAGACAAATCACGGCAGACTTTGACGCAGGTAAACAACTAGGGGAAGAGATCTTAGGAGATGGTCTAGGCCGTATTCAAGGTGACGCGGATGTAGCAGAGTCTAAAGGACTTATGCGAAAACGTGCCCAAGAGGGCCTATCAGATAAAGAAGAGACCGCGATGCGTGAAAAAGGTCTTAGCCAAATACAGGGGGCTGAAAAGAAGGCTTCTCGTGGAATGGCTGCTTCTCTAGCCCGCTCTGGAGTAAAAGGAGGTGCTGCGGCAGCTGCTAATTTAGAGCTTGCAGGCCAATCTATGCAAAACAGAAGAGCGTTTGAGACCGACCTGATTTTAAATGATGAGTCTGTAAAGCGTAAAGCTGAAACTGACTTTGCTAATTTCTCCACTAAACTAGCTGAATTTGACCTAGCACAAGCTGCTAAGGAAAAGAACATTGTTTTGCAAACTCAACTTGCTACTGCCCAATTAGGTAGTACCGAGAGGGGAGCTGTACAGAACGCTATAGCCCAAGAAAAGGCAGCGGCAGCTTCAAAGCGTAGCTGTTTTCCTGTAGGCACCATGATTGAAATGGCCGATGGAGAATTTAAGGCTATACAATGTATAAACATTGGGGAAGAGACTAAACGGGGCGGTAAAGTAACTGGGGTACATCGATTTAAAAATACTGAAATACTTTACAACCTTAATGGTGTGCTTGTTACAGGCGCTCACGCAGCTTTTCATAATGGCTTATTCTCTAGAGTAGAGCACATTGAAGAAGCAATACCTACTACTATTAAACCTGAAGTAGTTTACAGCTTAAGTACTGAAAATCACAGACTTGTTATAGGCGGAGACCTTTTTGCAGATTATGCTGAGACTGATTACGATATTAACGACCAAGAATCTTTATACCTACTTAATAGACTAGTAAAAAAGGCTGTTTAATGGACTCTATGTGGGCTGAGTATATGAAGGAAGAGTACGGCAGGTCTTGTTTAGATAATAAACATGGCTTTGTTACGTATGCTGTACATGATAAGGAATGTATGATATACGACCTTTATATTAAATCGGAGTCTCGGGGCCAGGGTAAAGGTATTGTTTTAACAAACGCAGTACATTCAGTAGCACAATCTTTAGGATGTACCACACTTACCTGTCTAGTAGATACTTCAAACCCTAAGGGTACTGGGCTATGTTCTACCTACATAAAGCATGGATTTAAAATTATTGGAGCAAACAACAATCAAATAGTAATGGCTAAGGAGCTATAATAATGGCAATGGAACCTAAAAAATACATGGGAATTTCTAGAAAAAAGAAAAAGAACGAAAGAACCCATAAACAGACAGATTCAGAAATAATGGAAGCCCTAAACGCAGATAGGGAAGTAGTACATCAACAAACAGAGTCGGAAGAGATGGCTGACACTTCTAGGTCTATTGATAGTTTAAACCAGAACAGACCTAAAACGACCGTAGCGGCTGTACCTAGAACACCTGCAAAGGCGTCTACTCCTGAGGTTAAGGCAGAAGCTAGGCCTGTGTCAAATAGCCAAGAAATGGGTATTATGGGAGCTGATGGAAAACCATATCCTGTTAAACGGACTGCCGATGGTAGTGGCGTTACCTTAAAAGACCCTTCGCAGCAAGACAATATTACGCTTAAAAAGAAGAAAGGCCTCTCTGAAAGCTTTAAAAAGGCTATAGGACACTTAGCGCCTAGTGCCATAGGTATGTTAGTAGGAGGCCTAATGGAGGGCTCTGAAGGGGCTGTAGAAGGGTATGATAGAGGTATGCAGCTTACTAAGGGTTTACATGATTTAGTCCAACAAGACCAGAAAATGGAAGTTTCGCAGCAACAGGCCGACACTCAACGTATGTTTGCAGAAAATGCACGTATGAAACAGTCTCAATCTGATAAGTCTAAACAAAGACTATCTACTAATTGGGTAGATGTGGACAATAACCCAGTACTAGAAAAAGACGGTATTCCTGTAGATGACAATGGCACTCCAATTCCTACTAGTGAACTTAAAAGGTACTCTAAACCTATCACGCCACTAGAAGAAGCACGTATTAATCAACTTAATGCAAGTACTAGGTCTAGATCAATTGAAGACGGAGTTAGTAAAAAAACACTTACCCCGGGAGAGCTTAAGGCAGACCAGGAATTTTCTAAAGATTACCAAAAGTGGGCTACTGGAGGATTCTCTAATGTACAGTCTAACCTTAGTAAACTTAAGGCCGTTTTAGCTGATATTAAAGACCCTAATACTGAAAGAGGTAGTGTAATACTTCCAGAATCTGTAAGAGCACGTACTAACCCTGGTTCTGTAACTGCAGAGCAACAAGTAGGAAATGTTATCTTCCAGTCTTTGAAAGAAATTTTAGGCGGGCAGTTTACTGAGAAGGAAGGCCAGAAGTTAGTTCAACAAACTTATGACCCTAGATTATCTGACGAAGATAACGCTGTAAAATTAGAAGCCGCTATTAAACAACTAGAAGACATGGCATTAGCGAAACAGGCTAGCTCGCAATACTTTGGAGAAAAAGGAACTCTAAAAGGATTTAAAGGCACTTCACAAAATCAGATTGGAAATAAACCTCAAGTTGATGTACAATCAATGGAAGAGCGTAAGCAACGTCTTAGTAGTAAACTATTTACAAGGTAATATATGAGCAAATTTATAGATAATTTAAAGCAATTACAGCCACAGGAACTTGAAGAAACTAGAGCTATGTTAGACTCTGACGAAGATTTTGCTAACCAGTTTAAGTCTGAGTTAGATCAATTAGACGCAGCGGACTATGAAGTAGCCCAGAGCATGATTATGGGCAGGCCTGCAGATGCAGACGTTATTCCCCAAGGCCAACAAGTAGCGAACGCAAGGGACGTAGAAGAAGACACTTCACTAGGTAGTAAAATACAGTCCGGAATACAGGGTTTTGTCCAGGCTATCCCTTTTAGTGACGAAGTACAGGCCGCTGCAGGCGTTGCCGCTGACCTTGCTACAGGTAATGCGTCTCTAGACAATATTAATGAATCTTATGAAGAGAACATGAGCTTTATTAAGGGATATGACAAAAATATGAAAGACTCTAACCCGACCTCTTATACTGGAGGGAGGGTAGTAGGGGAAGTATCTACCTCTGTTCTAGCTGGTGCTAAGGCTGTTAAAGTTTTAGGCGCAGTATCTAAAACAGGCATTGTTGCTACACACTTAGGAAGTGACGTTGCATTAGAAACGGCTAGGGAATTAGGTCAAAAAGAAAGAGTAACTTATGAGACGTTCCTAGAAAGCGCAGGAACTGCATCGATGTATGCAGGCTTAGGTTTAGGTATTGGGGCAGGTGTATCGAAAGGAATTACCGCTATAGGTAAATATGCTTCTAAAGTACCTGCGGAAGTATATAAAAAGACTCTTATGACCCGCGGTAACGCTAAAATGGCCAAGAACGTACAAGACTTCCTATCTAATCAAAAGTTACACATGGGTGACCCTGTTAGTGAAAAAGACTATATAGGTGCTATGGAAAATCTTTCAGGCTATCAGGACCTAATCAAAAAGGGAGACTTTGAAGGGGCTCAACTTTTATTAAAAGATGCGGGCAGTAATGCCAAGATGACTAAAGAAGGGGTTGTAAGACACCTCGAACAAAAGTTTCCAGAAGACTTTAGAGTAGGCGCTAAAGAAATTGAAATGCTTGATTACGGTATTTTTGACGAAATACAGACTACCATGGAAAAATATTCAGGGGCCGATGCATCTGTATTAAGAAATCTCCAAAAAGCCAAAGACCGCGTGTCAAAGGCACTTTCTAGTGGACGCAACCCCGAAACAGGGGAATATGTATTTGATTCACTTAATTACACGCAGTTACAGACTGCATTAGACAGCCTACAGAGCCTTAAAAAGCTTAAAATAGGTGAGTTTGATGGCTCGAAGATTTTAGGCAAGATTCGCAATACCAAAAACAGTCTACATAGCTTAGTTCCCAAAGGAGCTGAAGAGGCTGATATCTCTATGCTATCTGCGCTACCCGAAATGAATAAAAATATACAGGTATATAAGCACGCGGGAAACGTCAAGGACGCTGTACTTAGTGAAATGACCGATATGACTGAAAAAGGTATCATGGGCCGTGCGTTACAATCTGCTAGTAACTACTACAGAAAGCATTCTGCGGGTTCTGGTATGTTTGGATACGCTGTAACTGGCCCTTTAGCCGGTACTGCAGGTCTTGCTAAATCTTTACTATTAGACCCACAAACAATTGGTAAAATACAAGGTATTGAAACTATGCCTGTACTTAAAAATACTATGAACAAACTAGATGAAGTAGGTAACTTCTTTGCTTATGGTTCTGGAGCTAAGTCACCTTATGCAGGTACATTAATGCAGCGTATGTTCACATCTATTCACGAAGGGGAAGACGAAAAGGCCCAGATGCATTTTAGCGCTTTAGAGTCTACACAAAGACTACTCAAAAAGCCTTTAGAAAGAACTACAGCTTCTTTTATGCAGAATAAAACAGACATCCTTAATATTGTCCGTGCTGAGGCACCTGACCTTTTAGATGACCTGGAAGATACACTTGCAAACAAAGGGGACATCGGCCCTATCATGTCTGAACTAGCTAAAACTTCTGCAGGGATGGAGCTTATTGGACAAGGAATTGGCTGGGAAGGTAAGGTATATTCGGAACAGGACAAGGCTCAACTAGAAGCTGAACTTGTTAACAATATCTTTATTCCTGGAGATTACAAGGTTCAAATGGTTAAAGCACTTAGAGAAGGTGGCGTTATTCCTGATATGGAAGGCGTACCTAAAAGACAACCTAGAAGATACGAATTAAAGGCTAAAAGGAGACCCTACTAATGTTTAAATGGATAACTAGCTTATTTAAGCCTGCGGCGGAACTTATTGACGATCTACACTTGTCTGGAGAGGAAAAGGGCAAGTTAAAGAATGAGCTGGCCTCCATACAGGCCGAAGCAAACAAACAGTTTCTAGAGCTTGCTAAAGCTGAATTAGAAGCTAGAACAGAAATGGTTAAGGCAGAAGCTGCTTCTAGTCATTGGTTACAAGCTAATTGGAGACCAATATGTTCAATAGCCCTTATATCAATCGTTGTCCTGGATTCATTCTCTATTGTAAACGCGAGCGAGCAGTTATATACATTGGCTACAGCATTTCTTGGATTATACGGTACAGGGCGTTCAGTGGAAAAGGCGGCTTCTGTAGTGAAGTTAGGTAAGTAACTTCTAAAAATAGCCTTTTTAGAAGTTTAAATCCTATAAGTACCTGAAATCACTAGACCATAAAAAAGGAGCTAGTAAAAACTAACTCCTAAAAATAATATAAATGGTCTGTCTAGCAGGATTTGAACCTGCGACTTCTCCCTTCCAAAGGGAGCGACCTACCAGACTGGCCTATAGACAGACAATAAGATTAGCACATTATCCTTTAATACACAATACCTGTTTTAATGTATATTTGATGTTTATTAAATCACTTTGAGCAGCCATAACGTCGTCTATATTTTTATAGGCTTTAGGGGACTCGTCTATTACAGAAGCATCCTTTTTACATTCTACCCCTTTCGTTGCTTCTTCATGCTCTTCTAAAGTAATTACCTTACGTGCCTGATTTCTAGACATTACTCTTCCTGCGCCATGAGAACAGCTACAAAAAGAATCTTCATTTCCTCTTCCTTCGACTATAAAAGACTTAGCTCCCATAGAGCCGGGAATAATGCCCATGTCTCCTTTCCTAGCCCTTACAGCACCTTTTCTAGTAACATATACGTTTTTTAAATTAGTAAGATAAGTTACCTTATTATTGCTTATTTTTGTTGCCCTTGCTCTAATCATTTTAAGCTCCTTCCACATACTACATGATAGTTTAATTCTTCTCTTTTAACAATTTTTTGTACACATTTATTGTATTGTGTCTTACATACATACGAAGCGCGTTTCATTACGTGCCTATCCGCTTTAGTAATAGGTTCTGTAAATCCTACTAATAGTGTAGGTCCACAAGCTAAGAATAATAATGTTTGTATCAATTTGGCCTCCAATTATCGGCGATCTTTTCTAGTGCCGTCTTCTGTCTAATTAATCTAATTTTAGGTAACTTAAAATACAAAATAACTAAGCAAAATATGCAGTTTATAGCATAATTGCAAACCAGAGGCCATGCAAAAGCGTCGTTTAAGATGTATATAAGTGTAAATATTTCTCCTAGTGTCCATAACGTAATAAACCCCCATGAAATTCCATCGCTATTCTTTTCTCTGTATGATTTTACCGCTTGAGGTAGTCCGCATACCGCTAATAAAAGTGAGCCAATCCAACCTAACATAATTCCCCCTAGTCTGCCCCATAAATGTATATGGTGCGTGCTATAGTTATCTTCTTATTCATTATGGACATTCCTACCATGTAAGGTATACCTAGTTCACAGTGTAATAGCTCCCTTATAACTACAACTTTCTTAGTTATATGGTCTAATTTACCCCAATAATCGGCCCTTATAAGTATGGATTTACCCCTAATATCGGTCTTGAACTGCTCCTCAATAGAGTCTTCTATAGATATAGAGCAGGTAATATTGTCCCTTATCTTTAATTTAAACTCTTCCTTAGCCTCTTTAATAGGGCTAGGAAAAATAGATAAAAGGGAGAACAAAAAATTAAGCATTATTACCTTCATAAGGTATATACCTTGTACGCCCTACGCCTTCCTCTACAGGTAAGTCGTCGTACATTCTAAATGGTTTAGCTATTACATGGTGTACAAACTCTTGTAGGCCTAATGCCTCTAATAGACATTTAGCTGCCTTGCCTGTAGCACAATATTTTATAATAGGTTTGGCGTTTTTAAATCTATTGGCGCTCCTGTCCGATTTAAAGTAAGAACCTCCATACTTGCTTACAAGTTCTTTAAAAAATCTTTCAGTAAGTCCGTTATAGACCCATGTAAGTTGTACCATAACAGCAAACGTGGGCCTTTTACGTCCAGTATTTCTTTTAGTAATGCTTATAGAGCCGTCAGAGTCTATAACGCCTGCCAAATACGCACTATCCATTGTTTCTCTCTTTGTTAAAGTAGGCTAGAAATTGTACGTTAGCGGCAATATGGTCAATGTGATCTAATCCTGATTCAGGGTCAAACTGCTCGCCGTTCATTCTAGCAAAAATGTGTCTAAGTAATGAAGCATATATACGGTTATCTTCAATACCTTTTTTATAGTTGTTACGCCCATACTTTTCAGCTCCAAACATAAGGGCTCTGGCTGCAGCTTCTACAAGAGCCGCCTCAATAAAAGAAAGGTCAGGCTTACCAGAGTCATATTTAGTACCGCCTGTTTCTTTAAGTTTTTCGTCGTCCCCTGCTAAAATAAGGTCCGTTTCGGCTACATCTACATACATAACTTGGCCTTCATCTGTACCTAATTTATAAACGTACTTATCTAATGCGTTTAAGTCATAATCAAATACAAAATAATCGTCGCCATTATAATAAACTTTATCCATTAAGTTAAATTTACATTTAAGTATCACAGTATCTCCTTTTAGTGGTTTTAATCTTTCGTTAGTCTCATATACCATACAAGTAGCACCTGTATCGCTCTTTAGTATATAGTGTGTATGTCCTGAAGATTCTATCTTAATATCCTCTACAGTAGCTTTCATACCGTTGTTATATACCCTGTCTCCGATTTCGTATTTAGTCATTGCTACGCTCCTTTGGTATGAGGGACTCAAGTTTTTGTAAAATACCTTCGTGTTGGACGGCATTATCGGGCGCTTTATATGTTAAATCCGTAATCGCAATCGCGTACCCAGTGATAACTTTTTCTAGCATCTTCAAAAGCACCTCGACATCCGTTCTTGAGTGGGCGATAAACTGCTCATTTTCCTTAGATATTTGACAATTTTCACTTGCCCCACTTAAACCAAAAGAAGTATCACAGCTAAACTCAATTACTGATTTATAGTTTGGACCATCAAGATCATATCCTGACCACTCCCAAGGCCCCTCTGTTGCCCTATCGCACCTTTCTTTAACTTCTTTTAAGTATTTATCTACTTTAGTCATCTTCTTCTCCATGTATCCATGTTCCTATGTTTTCATTAACTTTTTCATAATTATATACTACAACGTGTTCATTAATATCAAATACAAAGCCGTTAGCCATTAAGAAATATTGGAAGGCCTGTAACATAGACTCTAAGTTAGCGTGATCTTCTACACATATAAGTGTCTTAGTCTCACCGTCTTCTTCTTTAATAAATTTATACATTACGCAGCCTTCTTAATAGGGGTGTAAAGTACACATCTATCTGATACTAACCAAGCCTCAAATGCATCTCTTGAAAAGAATTTAATTTCGTTACCAAATTTAGTAAGCCTAACTACATATCTACCTTCTTCAATGTAAAGTAATATACCTCTGTCAGCTCTGAATAGTTCGTTTTTTAGTGTTTTATAAAGCATTATTGCCTCCTTAGTTACTCTCTAAGAAGCAATGTTAATGCCAAGTCTACAGGTCGTAGAATGTATTTGAGTGTCTAACTTATGTTAACTGACTACTATTTAATCAGTTTTTTAAGTTCTTCATTAGCTGAGATTTCTGCCTTTAGTTGTGTAAGTTCTAGTTTAGCTTCTTTAATACTTTTACGTATGTTTTTAAGCTCATGCTGGTCCCATAGGGCAGCTTCCATGCGATTACCTAGCGTCTGTACTTCTTCCACAAGTCCAGCTAAGTAGGAAAAGTTACGAGTCTCGTAACATTTTCTTATCTCTTTAAGTACGTCGCATAGTGTCCTATTTGGCATTAAAACCCCACTTAGCTTTCCTGTTACGTCTAGAGTCAATATGCGTGAAAGTGTCATAAGCTCCTATACCCCAGAACATCTGTGCCCAGGAAGTTGTTAAAAGATAGTTAGCAAGCTTTCTAGGAAGCCAACCCTTGACTACTATATCGGTAGCCGTACCTTTGGTATGCTGACTAGTAGGGGAACCGCCCACGTCCTTGTTATGCTTCTTACACCTATAGCCAGAGTTAATCTTAATAGGTGCCTGCTTTTCTTCACGCAATATAATTAACTGCTCTAGGTGCTCAATGTCTATAAGGGTTTTAGTACAGCTTGAATAACTACACTTACAGTCAAACTCTCTTGAATTAAAGAATTTACCTAACTCTATGTTAGCACCTTTAGGTAATACCATTATCGTGTTCTTCATTCTGGAGCCTCCATTGTTACCCATTTAGGGTCGTCTATATCGCCTTCTAATAAGACAAAGTTACTTAAAAAATACTGGTACGGACACTTGAACTCACTATCGTTTATATGCGCAAAACCTGCGTTGGGGTCTAAGTCAAGCCGAAAGTATTTAACAGTAGCACTTATCATATTAGTAGCAGGAATTAATCTAGCGTGAACTATAAGAATACCTGTCATGTTAAACTCTTCTCCTATTGGAGAGATTACTCTTCCTTTTAAGTCTACACTCATATTTATTCCCAGTCAATTACTTTTTAGTGATCTTCTTTCCACGGGTACTAGAGCCGCAGTCACCGCATAAAAGTCTTTGATACTTACCATTTTTAGTATATCTATATCCATTTTTAATAACGTCATTAGAACCGCACGAGCCACATTTTGTAATGCTTTTCTGTTTAAGTCCCATTACCTTATTAATGTTAGGATGATTCTTTATCCTAGGTAATATCTCAAAGTACAGCCCTGCACCCGATTTAATATCGCCTTTGTTATAGTCTACAAGTTTCTTAAGAGACTTAGCGCAGCCTTCGTCTGCTTCGTGCATAGTGCCAGGAGCTAGCTGAATCTTTTGATCTAAACCAAACTCCTTGGCTAGGTAATAAAGACTGTTTGATGTAGCTTTCATATACTTACGCGCAGCTTTAAGCGTATCTACAGTAGGGGGTAGATCAATTGCAGGTAGTTTATGTTTAGCAAAACGGTAGTTAATCTTCTTAATATCAAAGCTATCTACATTATGTCCTATAATAAGGTCAGCTTCTTGTATTACTTTGTGTAATTCTTTACACACGTGTAAGTCATTGCGATAATCTTTTTTATAGGCTTTCATATCATCAAGTCCAGAAACGGTTTTAATACCTTTGATTTTCTTTGTTGTGTTATCTAGCCAGCCCCACGCTGCAGCTGTAATATACCAGTCTTTAGTTACATACTTAGGATGTATATATCCATTGTACTTTAATCCGTAAACTGGCATACTAATCCATGTACGACTATTCTCTATGTCTAGATATAGTATCTTTGGTTTCTTGTTAGCCATTCCTTAACTCCTCTTTCACTTGCCACAGTGCTCTGTTTAATTCAAAGTCCTTATCAAGGCAGAGTAACATACCCTTTAACCTCTTAACTACTTTGGTTTTCCCGCGCTTGCCTTCAATCACAGTTTCATCTTTATCTTTATTATAGTAGGTATCTATAATCATTTACAGAACCTTTCTTTCGGCGTATTTCTTCTATTATTTGCCTGTTCCTTAGCAGTAGCCCACCTACAATTACTAGGGGTATAGTTTCCGTCATTGTCAATTCTGTCTAGACTATGGGTTTTTGTAGGCCTTTGGCCCATATCCTTATAAAACTCCTTAAAGTCGTTTAACCATTTATCACACATTACTATACCACGTTTTCCATATCTTTTGTACTCTGGGTTGTTTTTATTATAACACCTTTGTTTAATTAGCTTGTATACATTATATTCAGGGGTCTTAGACAATCCGTGTCTTAAATTTCCAGGGTTATAATAGCCTCTAGTGTTTTTTCTTTTCTCAATCATTTGCAAAATCTCTCTATTATTTGTCCTTCAACGGCTATTTTAGTATTTTTTATTACTTTTGACATACCTTTAATCATGCACTCTTCTAGCCTTTTTTGCACGTCTTCAGCCTCATTTTTATCAGCTTCTACTACAATTTGGTCGTGAAGTACAATAACCATGTGTAACCCTGCCTTCATACACTCATATATGGCTAGCTTACAGCCGTCTGCAGCCAGTCCCTGGAAGTGAGTGTTAAGAAACGCAGTGTAGCTACTGAAGGCCCTTTTACGGCCTGTGAGGGTATAATGACAGTAAGTATCTTTACCCCACTCATTGACCCCATCGGCATGTTTCCTTGGCTCTGAGAAGTATTGTTCAATTTCAGGATACCTAGCAAGCCATGCGTCCTTTACTTTAGATGCCTCTACTTCATCAATCTCTATGCCCATAGGCTTACAATAATCAACAAAAGTTTTAGGTGCCATGTTAGTAGGGTATGCGAAGTTAGGTATCTTAGCAAACTGTCTTTCATCCTTAGTCACATCCTTAGCGTCTTTGTTATATACACTAGTGGCCGTAGCTATATGTAAGTCTTCTCCTGCATTGATTAGGTCCCCCATTTCAGAGCTACCATACAGCTCACGAGTTACTTCCGAGAGCGCCACAAGTTCAATAGCACTATAGTCTGCATCAACAAATACATTATTGCTAAACTTAGGAACAAAGCATTCTCTAATGCCGCCACTTCGTGGAAGCTGCTGAATGTTAGGCTTAGACATGCTAACCCTGCCAGTATTAAGAATAGGGTTAAAACGTCCATGCACTGTCTCCGAATCAATCCCACTAAGAAATGTAGTTAGTTTATGTAATCTATCATGCTCTAGATAGTCTCCAATAAAAGGTAAATTAATGTATGGCTGTAGGTCGTCTGACTTTTGGGACGGTTTACCTGTCTTTTCAGACTTAGGCAGCTCATCATATATACCTAATTGCTTTACTATACGTTCATACTGTTCAGATATACCTGCCCTACCTTGTACGTAGCCCCACATAGCGAGCCTTTGTTTAATAATAGATAAACTACCTTCTAGTTCTGCTAATCGCTCTCTAGCGGCCTCTAAATCAAACCCCAGCCCGTTCTTATGTATGTCATCTAAGGCTAATGCCCCTTTAACCTGTATATGGTGACTGAGGACAGTGTTGTATTTATCGTGCGGCCTGATAAGGTTACGTAGCTTAAAGTAAACATCATACGTATATTTGGCGTCATAAGCGGCATACTGCATATATTTTTCAGGAATTTGTTCAAGGGGCGTTTTTTCAAACTGTTCAAACCCTGTACGAATGTCATGGTTTTTATCAATGTCTATCCCTAGTAATTTCTCACAAATCAATTTAAGACTGGACTTTCTTGAAGCCTGTCCGGTAGCGGCTAGGGTATAGAGTACATATAGTATCTTAGTGTCCCATATAAGGTCACGGTCATAGCGGTCAAACCATAGGTCCATGCCTGTAAGTTTAGATAGTACGCCCACATCGAAAGGCGCATTTTGCATAATCAGATTAGAATTTTTATGTAGGTTTAAAAACCTTCTTACGTGTTTTTTTCTTATAAAATATACCATATCCTTGCCGTCATATACCTGACAAGTAATCATTCTATGATCTCTAGTATGAAAGTCCGCAAAGTTGGTCTCAGTGTCGAGACTGATGTTACTGCCTAGCTTCTCACCTTCCCATATTTTCCAATCAAGCATTGCGCTTTCTCCTATTGTTATTTTGTTCTTTATATGTAGACCACCTGCAGTTACCTGGTCCATAATTACCATTATTATCTATTCTATCTAGGGAATGTTTTTTAGAGGGTTTATCTCCCATGTCTTCATAGAAGTTTTCAAAGCTTTCTAACCATCTATCACATACCTTTATACCACGTCCTCCGTAGTCTTTATGTCTTTTGTTTTTAGCCCTATAACATCTGTCTTTCATAGAATGCCAAGACCTATACTCCGATGTATTTGTTTTTCCGTGAGTAGTAGAATTTAATCCATTAATTCTACTAGAATCCTTAACTAGACATCCACACGACTTGGTGACATTTCTTTTTACGCTAGTTTTTCGAGTTTTAAAAATTACACCGCAATTGCATATATATTCATGTATAGCTTGACGGCACTTTGTTTTACCAATTTTTCCGAGATCTTTTAGTATTCTACTCATTTACACTCCCCAATGTAACGCCGAAGCGAGGCAGTTTTTATAGAGGTGCTAGCTCTCATCTACAGTAAAGCTGTAGGACCTTTGACCCCAGAGGAAAACCACTAAATCCAGGGCCAATTATTACTACCTTGCCTTAAATGTAAGGACTTTGTTTCTCGCCTTACTCATGATAGTCTGGCCCTCTTTATCGACGTACTCTTTAGGGTTCTCTTGACCTACATAGATAATAAGGGGAGTGTCAGTGTAATCCATAACCGCAGTCATGTCGTCTCCGACCCCCTCAAGTCCGTCTTCCACTCCTACTGCTTTTAAAAACAGATCGGCACCTTTTCTACCGATTTCTACGGCCTTCTTTGAAGTCTTATGGCTAGAGGTAAGATCGTGGAATACAAGCTTTTTCTCGTCTCCTACTTCGATCTCAAATTTCATAGAGATTCTTTTACCATTACCATTCTTCATTTTTTCAAGCGCAGCTTCCTTTAAAATACCTACGTATTCCCCTGATTCTACTGGCTTAAATTCTTTCTTTTGTCCTTGGCTCATTATAGCCCTCCTTTTGTCTTTGCGATGTAATAAGCCTGTTTCCACTTATTATACACCTGTTTGTTTTTATTTAATCTTACAACTCTTTCTTTAATTACATCCTCGACACTACCGTCGGCGTTGAATCTAGCAATCTTTACCTTCTTCACTGGTATGTCGTCATACTCTCGTGTACTATTTGGATTGTACTTTGCTAGTCTTCTTAGTTCCTTGGCTTTCCTTCCGTTCACTTATTACCTCCTTTAGTAGTTTAATTATTGTATCTAACTTATCGTGAATTGCCTTTTCTTTATTGCGTTCACGCTCTATTGTTGTAGCCATACTTCCTCCTTTAAAAATAAATCTGTTCAATAATGTTTAGTGTAAATAAAGTAACCCATAACATAAACGCGCCGAAAAAGAATGACTTACGTTTTTCTTTTTTAATAAGGGACACTACTTCTTTGTATTGTTCCTCATACATTTCATGTAATGCCTGATCTATTTCTTCTTGTGTCATTTCATTAGCGAAGCTTTCGTCTAATGGTAATCCGTCTGGACCTAAATGTAGTTCTTTTACTTTTCCCATTTACCTTGCCTCCTTTTAGGGCTATATAATGTATATACGTGAAACCAGCCTTTTTCTTTAAGAAGATTGTCTCTTTCTTCCTGTCTCTTTAAAGACTCTTGTTTCTGTCTTTTACGTCTATCTTGATATGTTTCTCCCATACTATTCTCCTTTACCTGTTACTGCAATGATCGTACCAATGCCAAACCCTACCACAAACGCATAGATATGTAAATTGGCTAAGATATGTTCAGTCATGTCCATAACTTCTACAGCCTTTTCAATTTAAAAATTACACCATTTTCATCTTGTACAGGAGTTTCTACCTCAGGACAATTATAGGCGTGGGCTACAGCTATTAAAATTGCAGCCGTAGTTTTACCTGTCTTTCTATTTAATTTAGTGTATATCATTATATCTCCCTTACAGACCCTTGAGGGTAGTTATTAGTGTTTCTCCAGTACCAAATACTATTTAGTGCAGAAATGTATTGACCCCTGCCGAAGTTAATAGACTTCTCACTAGTACGAAATAGGTTAGTTTGGTTATCCATTTTACTAGAGAATACAAAGTCAAATACTCCGTCCTTATTATGGTACTGACAGAACGCATCTAAGTACAGTGCCGCACTAAGATAGTAGTAGTAGTCAAAGCATATCTGCTTAGCCGTCTTAACGTCGTTAGGACACTTACTTGTAGTCTTAAGATCACGTATTATAATATGGTCTCCCATGTCTATAAAGTAATCCGAGCGTACCTTAATAGGTAACTTAGCAGTCTCTGCTCCAGCCAGCTCTTGATTAGACTTATTGAGTGGAAACTCTAAGTCAATAAATAAAGATAACTCGGCTTCTCCGCCTGTAAACAGGTCGGGACCTTTAATCTTACCATGTTCCAGCTGTATCTCAGTAGCTTTAAACTCCTCATGTATAGCTTCTGCTACCTCTAGTTGAGCCTGTGTAATAATTACCTTGCCCTTGTTTTGGTCTTCAAAGAATTTCCAGGCCTTTCCTCTACGTTGCCTTGCAGGATATACCACACATTCTTTTTCTAGTAGCTCAGGCTCTAGTAATAGTGTATGTATATAGTTACCAAGGTCCAGCGCGTTCTGGTTTCCCATAGGTGCCTTCTCTTTACCTTCTACGTATACCTTGCGATATTCTACAGGGTCTTCTAATGCAGTCTTTAATACTGAGCTAGATAAGTGCGTCCTGTCCGCGTGGTACTTATCATTGTTTAAGTTTTTATGTATTCCTTTTTTCATTAAAATTGCTCCCATGTTTCATGTTTTTCAAATCCGTCTTTTGTTTTTATCCAGGGTCCGGCATGTTTTTCAAGTTCATCAACAGTGCCTACTATTAGCCTAATGTTTTTTATTTGGTCTATCCTACCGCCTTGTATAGGTATACCTCTACGCCTCCACTGCCAATAAAGCTCAGGTTCTTCTACTATTTCCCAGTCGTCTTTACCTACATCCGATTTAAATATCCTGAAGGAACTCTGTCTATGTACATATTCCCCTATGGCCATACCTTCATTACGGACTTTCTTACCCTCTTCCAGCGCTTTCATTGCCTCCCAAAACCATAGGCCTTTTTTATTTTCCATTTTTAGCTCCTTTTGTATCTGCTTTTATACCCATAAACCACTTCATTAATTCCTTTTGTAGAAACTCGGTCTCGCTAGGATTAAGTGTTTTAACTTTCTTTACAATTTGTGTTATCTCCATTAGCGCGGAGAACATAGCGTTCTTCTCTTCTTCTTTAGTCATAATATTTCCACCTTTACTTGCGCTGTTAAAAACAGTACTGCCATTAATTGCTCCTTATCCATAGAGTCCATGTCTAGAGAAAATAGAAAATCCTCCACTTCTCCTATAGGTCTTTTATGGGCACTAAAATAAGTTCGTGCTACCTTTTCTATTACGTCCCTAAATCTTTTACCGTCATCTTTTTCTTCATTCATCTATTGTTACCTCTATACTTTCTTGAATTATTTTTAGCACATATCCTTTAGAATTTTTTGAAGAAACCCATATCCAACAACCTTCTATTGGTTTTACTTTATCTAAAAATCTATTCAAGTCTTTATTATTCATCTAAAATACCATAATGCACCACAGATGCCCCTTCCTCTACTTTAGTTTGTGTTATGTAAATCTGCTCACCGTCTAGTAACTCTTCTATCAAGGTCTCTCGCTTCTTCTTACTAAAAGAAGGCGTTTCTCTTATCAATTGTAGTCTACTAATTAGACCATATTCTCTAATGATATTAGTTACTTCCGCCTTATCCTTCTCAATAGGTGAGTCGAATATTAAACCTTTAATAGCAATCTTAAAGTTCTCAAAGAAATGTAGTATAAGGTTTCTACCAAACTCAACGTCCTCTAAGTCTATCTTAGGAACTTCCTGATCTGAGTTAGCTAAAGCGTGAATCATTGAAAGCTTAATCATCTGTTGATACAACCTCGCAGCTATTGGTCCATATGTGTCGTCTAAGTTAGCTAACCTAATGGCATCAAACTCTTTAAAAACTTCGTCTAACCTTTTGTTACCTGCGGCCGTAGCCTTTAATTCAGTAAAGCACTGGGACCTGCCTTGTATGACCATGTCCGTTTCTTCAGGCTTATACGAAGCTAGCCAGTACAATTGGTTAAGTGTGTTAGTCCTTAGCTTAGTAGTCTTGTTAACTCTCTTAGAAGGTATATCAGGATCTCCAAAGAAAAGTAAGAACCTCCCTAATAAACCTTTTTGTATTGCCTTCCTATTTACACTCTCAGAAAACCCTCGTGGAGTTGTTGCACCTAGGATGTTTAGGTTAGGTCTGTCTACTGCACCTTTTGAGCTGTCCTCTACAAGACCTCGTCCAAGAAATCTGCCGTGCCCTAGTGTGTATAGTTCGCATAACAAGTCCCCTAACTTTCTATTGTAGTCTGCTCCCCCTGAATTAGCAGTCTGTAATACTCCTGAAACTTCGTCCAAAGGTAGTACCATTGTAGGTTTAAGACATAGTGCGTCCATTAGTCCAGCGTCACTTGGTACATCTGAAGGCCCTAGTAACCTATCTTGCCTAATATCTATAAAAGTGTTCTTAAGAAATTCCATTCCGGCGTTCTTACCTGTACCTGATTTAGATATGTTACATATATATAGGTTAGGGCTCATTCCCTGAAAGACAAACTTACGTGAAGCCAATGTACTGAACAAAGTAAGTACTGAACCAAACGCCAGCTCTTCTTGAGGAACCCAGCTATTAGCTATTAAAGTCTCGTACGTGTTCTTTAAGACAGAAGGGGCAGGTAATAGCTCGCTCACCTTTAACTTTTTTAACCCCCCCTGCCTTTGTGACTTTTTTCCAGCTGACTCCTTAGCGAGTGCAAGCTCTTCGGATGACATACTAGGTATAACAGGAGACAAGTATTCTTTGTTATCTCTGAATCTCTTACTGTTAATACTGACCATGTGACTAGAGTAGAACGATAGCGCATTAGTACTTGCGTCTGTACATCTATGCTCGTTGGGGTCAGTCAAATAAGGAGGGTCGTTCTTTTGTTTATCGTGTTCAATAAGCTTTTTAATAACAGTGTCTACTGGCTGCGTTTCATTAAGCAAGTCTCCGAGGTACTGTGATAGCTCTTGATTTCTACCTTGTACAACCTTGCCGTACTCTGCAGACTCTGAACCCCCAAGGATTCTAGATAGCTCTGCGACGAGGTAGGGAGGGAATACAGGTAAGTCATTAAGAGACACATCGAGTAAAGTTTTCTCGCTAGTCCATACATAATCACTCCCATTAGGATGTCTTGAAGGAGGAAGTGTAGTTTTCTTACCTGAACTAAGAAGCTCTAGTATTACCTCTCCATTATATTTTAATACGTCCGTGTGTTCTCCCGTGTAACGAAAAAAACGGGTAAACCCTTTTGATCCTTTTTTCTCAACTGGACTATGAGGTAACAGGCCTTCAATCTTCCCCATGATTTCAGGCTTATCAGTGTCAAGGTCCAGTGCAATTACTCCTGAAGGCTTACCTAGAATAAGAGAAATATTACTACCCTTTTCTTCTAGTGCGTGTGCAGTTTCCTCCATGTCACACTCAGAAAGTTTTTCAGCATGAAACATATCTGATATTCCCGATAGTGCCCAGCCTTTCCCCCCGTACTTGTCGGGAGCTATTCGCATCCCTTTCTCCAAGTACTTTTTGTAGTTTTCTTTATAGTGGTTTTTGCTCATTATTTCCTCCAGCTATACGTAAGCGAGTAATATAAATTATCTATCTGTACTACAGCATATTCAAACTGCTGGATGGATTTCTTACACTCATCCGCTCTAGCAGAATAATACTTCTTATCTTTTTGTGATGCACTTTCTAAAGCACATAACCTATAATGTGCTCGGTATTTTTCTTCGTGTGCAATCTTTTGTTTAAGTTCTTTAATACGTTTATCTAATATCTTTTTGTTATGACTGAGTGCAACAATACCTACCATGACACACCCACGCTAACACCTACTGTTTCATTGGTAAAGTAAAAACCACCTACAGACAAAGAAATGTCTTCATTTAAGTCAATAATATCTCTACTATACCCTAGACCCAATAAGTTCTCGTCTTCAGATTGTACTGTAATAGTATTACCGTTACGACTAGTGGATAAGCTATCAGAAGGGCCATTACCTACATATAATTGTAGGTGGTTACGTTTTCTTTCAATCTTAATTACTTCCTCTTTAACAATACGTTCCTGCACCACTACTGTGGGAGGACATACCTTGCGTTTCTGTGTACGGGGTACAATCTTAAACTTATCTCCATCAAACTTCTGTACAGATCCGTCCTTGAGTACTCTAGTTACTCCTGAATCCTTAAACTGTTTAGGTGTTTCCTCTGTGGAAGTAGATACTTTACAGCTCAAGTCCCTAGACTCTGCTTTAGCATTACTTACCCAAACAAAGAACACCATAAATAAAATTCCTACTGTTATAAACCATTTATCTTGTGTGTGCATTATTTATCTCCTAATTCTAATAGTATTGTTATTGATTGTAAACCTGCGAATGAAGCCATTATTTGGTAGTAGTCGGTATGTCCTAAAAGGACGCACGTTATACTTGATATTGCGAAGTTAATAATTATTAAAGGTAAATTTTTCATCATCTTCTCCTTAGTTAAATTCTAATACTTTAATTAATAGTCCGTCAGTCTGCTTCTCTCCAAAGATCAGAAGATTCTTGAAAGAACATACTTCGGCAGCTCCTGGTTTGTTAGTTCCCAATGAACCAGAATGTCCAAAAGAAGGCTCAACATTGTCACACACTTCATTTAGCTCGCCTTTTACGATATCTGAACACGAACTATCTAAATATACATCAAAAATGTTGCTATTTTGGATAGATTCGACGTATAAACCGTTAGAAATGGCTGAACAACTATTATGCTTGATTAATGTCTGGTTTAGTTTAACCTCATCATCATTCTCAAACACAAGTTCGCTACCATCAGGGCACACAATCTTGTTACCTTTAGCTGTACAGAATGTATCTGTGTCAACTGTTGGGTTTGGTACTTCTACTTTACTGAATTCTGTGTCGGCACATCCGACCATATTGCATATTGCAATTAATAATATTAACTTTTTCATTATCTTCTCCTTTTTAAGGGCTCAACACTGTCATAAGTGTTAATAAAATCTAGTAAATCTTTATCAGCAAGTTCAGAGGCTTCCTTAACTATTTTTTGAGATGCCTCAATCTCTTTCTTTAGTTTATCTTGGATAAGCTCCTGTCTTTCTAAGATACCCGCTAATACATCAATAGCCTTCTTCTCTAAATTACCTTCTGCCCTTGCTTGGGCGTATTGTGATATGTCGTTCATTACTTATTCTCCTTTAGTTTGTTTATTTCTTTACTCATATCTTTTAATTCTTTTACCATA